CTTTTTGAGGTATAATCCCCTGTACCAAATGTGAAATAATCATTATTATATTCGATGGTAATGGCATTAATTTCCCCATTAGCCTTTTCTGGATATGGAAATCCACCCTCCGGCGGTTGCATAGTTTCAATATCGAAATTGAGTACCCTGATATCTTCGGCATTAAATTCAATATCATCTTCCCAGTTCTCAGCTATATATTTGTACTGATTTGGAAAATCCCCGTATACAGGGAATACATCTTTGAATTGATTAAAATACTCACGGGATTTCTTAATGGTTTTAAATTCTTTTTTTATTAAAGATTTTTCCCCACTTAGATCTTTATATGACCCTTCTCCCTCAATCCAAAGAGATGGTTTGTATCTTATTTTTCGGAAATATTGTTTACCAGAATCGTATCCTCTGGTATAAATCATTCCATTTTGTTGAATGGTATTTGTATAAAAACAACTCATGAAGAACCCTCAATTTGCAGATCATAATAATATTATATATTAAATTCGGGGAATTGTAAACTTTATGATAGAATTTGTGATTTTGGTGCGTATATTTTAGAATACATACTCGAATAAGAAGAAAGGATATCTTCTGTTGGGCTGGCTGAGGTTACAACAAAATCTTCAGGAATTGTGAATTCTGTATTTGTTGAATACGGCATCCACGGAGATAATGCCATTTGCATTGCACCATCATCATTTCTACCAACCGGCATAACCACAGCGGGGTTTTCCACCACATATTTACCATCAACCTCGGTAATAACATCACATAAAATATCTTCACCACTTCTCAATCTTAAAATCTCAACGCTCATTTAATTCCTCCTATGTTATATTTCGCTATTAATTCCCAATTACCTTTATCTTTATGGGAAATAACCTTTATCTGGTTCATTGGTGCTAAATTTCCCAGTTCATATTTAACTTTCAAGAGACCCCAATCTGATAATAATTTAGCGATAGCATTTCTTCTTTCGAGATCGTTATCGGATATATCAGTAGGTTTACCATCAAGTTTAAATAATTCCTTAAAATGAACAAGGTAATATTTATTTTGTTTATGAAGGATATGGCAAGACTGATAAAGTTTATTATCTTTTCGAGATGCCACACCAATCCTTGTCAATGTCTCTTTAATTTTTAGAAAATCATCAGCTTGTCCGAAAGAAATTTCTAATAATGAATCTACGTCACTCATAATATTTAATCCGTTATAAAATATTGATATTTATAAAATCAAGTTCCACCCTTGTATAAGGATTTTTTGATTTCACTGAGATGATCAATAGATAACAAATCAAGTACAGCCTTAGCCTTTTTATCAGAATAATTATAATATTCTTTTATTGCAGAAATATTATCATCCTTCGTAGATTTTAGCCACGGTGCATATCGTCTCTTCTTTTTAATCACCTTCAAATAATATTTATATTGAATATCTTTATCAAGAAAATGGAATCTATTTAACTCGTTGGCAAAAAATAAGGTATCAATATACCCAGACATGGCCTTATTAATAATAAAAGGGCTATAGTTATCTATATTCTCAATTAAATCGTTCTTCCCGAAATTGATAGAATTAAGCCAATCTGATAACTTTAATTTCATTTGAATTCACACCTAAGCATAATTTCTGTTAGAGCTGCAAGAATATTAATCTCAGGATCAGCAACAAATGCAGACTTATATTGATATTCAGCTATGATAACAACGGCTTCTGGAATAGATCCAGGTTTTAAATAATCATAGAGGGAATCATAAACCGATCTGTAGATAGCATCACTCTCATTATCAATATTATCTACAACCCATTTTCTAACATTAGTAAATTCCTTCCTCGAAAGAAACCCAACGAGTTCATTAATTCGAATTGAATTCACAGACAAAATACCAGAGTTTATTCCACCAGAACTAGAATACCTTTGAAGTTCATTAATAAGTCTTCTGAAATCTGGAAAGAATTTCATAATGAGGTGAACCAGAACCTCTTTATCATACTTAACAGATTCCGTGGTTAGTATATACTCGATACGGTCAAGAAGTTTAAGAGCTAATGCTGGTTTATTTGAGGGTGTAATTGAAAAGTCTATTACAGAACATCTGGAATGTATAGGTTCAATGAGTTTATTTTTATAGTTACATGTCAGTATAAATCTACAGTTCCTATAAAATTCCTCAAATACTCCACGAATAGCTTTTTGAGCCTCAGGCGTCATGGAATCTGCTTCATCTAGGATAATAACTTTACCCGCAGAAGAAAATGATTTAGTTGATGCGAATTGTTTTACTTTATTTCGGATTGTATCAATACCACGTTCATCCGAGGCATTAATCATTATGAAATCAGATTTAATTTCAGTACATAGTATTTTTGCTATGGTGGTTTTACCTATACCAGCAGAACCAGTCAGCATAAGGTGTGGTATTTCTTTATTTTTGATAAATCCATCAAATATATTAGAAGATGATTCCTCTAATATACATTCTGAAATTTTGGTTGGTCTATACTTTTCTACCCATAAAAAATCGTTACTCATTCACTCACCTCATAATAATATTATAAATCTATCACCATATAATATATTGCTAGGGGGATTGCTATTCCCACTATTATTGGAATTATTGGAATAGCTACCACATAATTCCATATATTAACATTCTCCGAGTTCATGGAAGTCCATCTCATCATAGTATTCCCCCTACACGGTTTGAGTTTCCATTTGTTTACCCTGTTTACCCTGTTCTTGTATTTTTCTATTTTAGTATCAGTATATTTCGGCGCTGAATATGTTCTCCCATTTGAATATCTATAGATATTGTATCCAAAGAGAAGACATACTATTATAGCTCCCCCAAATGTACCAGCACTTATTAATAATATTGTTGTGTATAATGATAACAATTAATTTTCTGTTGTCACCCAATAGGTGACATCCTCGTTTTCAAATTTAGCTATACCCTCTTTCGAAATTGATAGGGTGTAATCATTTGGAATCATTTTAAGATTTTCATACTTAAAATAAAATTCATACTCTGTAGTTGGATCAGCATTGTCAATTACCGTGAGATGTGAATTTTTATTACCATCTTTTTTATCAATGACACCAAACGTTGTGGTAATCCCATCTGATTTTAAAACAATATCCGACAACTGAAGAACAGCGGCAGACTTCACTGTATCCGATAACAGATCCTTTGGTAGTTTGATAGATACAAAAAAATCTTCAATATCGATCGTTTTGTCTGATACTGTTAAAATGTTTTTTGCAGCAAAATGGAAACGAACCACTGTATTTACTTTATCTTTCCATGAAATATCAACATAATCCTTGGAGAAGTCAATACAGGGTGATCTATATAAAGACAGAACAGAAAGGAATTCGGATAAATCATATATACCAAATTCTGGAAGATCTTCCTCGATAGTAGAATTGGCCAATATATTTTTCATTGGGGATATAGTTTTAATTGTCCCCTCACCCGAATAATAAAAATTCGAATTGATAGTCGCAAAGTTTTTTAAGACCTCTAGAGTCTTTTTTGATAAATTCATTCATTTCACCTCTTTTTAAATATAATTCAATTATATAACATTAATACATAATTGTAAACTTTATTCATGCGTGTGCCCATCAGAACTATGGGCGTTCCCCGAAGGAAAGGTCGCGCAATAGGATATGTCGGGAATATGATTCAAACACCTCTTAAAATCTGTATAATAATTCATAAACACAACAAATAATACAATATACAACAATAATTTCATAATAATCTTCCCATCGCCATTGCGCGATTAATTTCTATTTAATATCCATAGTTCTTCGTTTTTTGTTTTCTGGTATGATTTTCTCAAGGTCGATATATAACATACCATTTTCCATCTTAACTGATGATATTTCTATATTTTCTGAAACTTTAAAAACTCTTTCAAATTTACGTTTCGATATACCACGATGGAGATATTCCACAGATTTCTCATTGTTTTTTAATTCTGGTTGATCTTTAGATTTAATGATAACATTTGAATCATAATATTCAACCTGAATTTCATCTTTAGCGAAACCAGCGAGTGCCAGTTCGATAACATATATATCATCGGATTTTTCTACGATATTATATGGAGGATATTTGGGTTGATTTAGATTGGAAATGTTTTCAAGTTCATGAAAAACCTTATCCATCCCAACAGAGAATTGGTTGTAGGGAAATCCTAAAAGTGGTCTAGTAAATTCGTTTAACATAGTAGCTCCTTATTAAGCAAGTTGTAATGACCAATATTGGTCGGCGTAATCCCTTTCGGCAATTACAGTATTATTTATAACACTTACACAAACCTATATGTAAATGTTAATAATAAATACATCATTAATAACACCATGAAAACAAATGTTAATAATAAATTTCTCATATATCTTCTGTTCCTATTCCATGTCGGTAATTCTCAACCCTTTTGGATGACATCAGACCCATATTTCTCGAGTCTGAATGTTTCCGTCTTCCTTGGTTATTGCCAAGCCATCTAAGATCCGTGCAAAGGGTACATCTTACATTACGTCTTGCTTTTTTTCTTTTATAATTCAAATTCCATCCTTTATGTTAATGATACATCATCATAATAATCTGATTTTTCAGCTGTTTCTTCCAGGGAAGTATTATTTTCTCTTTCAATATTAGCTGAAGCATCGAACTTGGTATATAACTCTTTGAAAGTGTTTTTAGTATCTTCATCAAAACGTGAGATAGCTAAATCAATTGATTTCATACGATCACCGAAAATAGCGAAGGTTTGAACAATGTGAGCTAAACGACGGGTTGAAATAACATCATCAACACCTTCATCATAAAAGGTTTTACGAATACCGTCTGCCCATGAGACTAGAAGTTTAGCAAATTCTTCATCAACTGAACCAAAGACTCTCATGTGATTCATAATGATTTTCTCTTCTGTTGCCGCTGGAGCAAAAGGTTGTTCAATAGTAATGGAAAATCTCTCCAGAAATGCCTCATCGATGATAGTAGCGGCTGAGAATTTACCAGACTCCGAACCTTGACCCTTGGTATTAGCAGTAGCAATAACATTGAAACCTGGTTTAGGTTCAATAAGTTCACCAGTCTTTTTAATAACAATTGGTTTACCTTCTAAAACACCTTGAAGAGCCATGATCTTATTAGAACCACGATCGATTTCATCAATCAGGAGGACTGCGCCAAGTTCCATGGCTTTAACAATAGGTCCTTTCTCAAAAACTGTTTCACCATCAACGAGACGAAAACCACCAATTAAATCATCTTGATCCGTTTCTGGTGAGATCTGAACACGAATGAACTCACGTTTAGCATTAGCAGCAGCTTGTTCTACCATCATTGTTTTACCATTACCAGATAAACCAGTAACGAAGATAGGGTAGAAAAATTCGGTTTTAATAATTTTAAGAACATCTCTATAAGCACCCCATTTAACGAAGTTAGGATCAATCTGCGGTACATAAGATGATTTAAATTCATCAACAAAAACCGTTTTTCTTACCTCACGAACTAAGGTTTTCTCAACAATGTTATCCATTTCCTTTCTTTCTTGAAGAGGAAGCGGAATAATAACACCAGATATGTCATATGTACCGCGGGAAACTCTGAGAATCTCATTCGTAGTAGGACCCATATTTTTATAACCAGAAGCTATAGCGGCATCATTTAGTTCGGACGAAGAATAAATGGTTTTATTCGGGTCCTGAGATTGTAGATAATCAACAATCTTTTGTAATTTCTTCATAATATAGTACCTCTTTATCAATTTATAGTTACATTATATCATATCCTCTCGGTGTTGTAAACACTTATTTTCATTTATTTTCATTTATTTTCACATATTACTCATATCTGTTCGGTATGTTGATGGATGTACATCATCTACTTCATCTATGCGAGGATAACTATTCCTAGGATGTACATCCTCAGTTTCTGTCACGCACGTTAGGGATTCTATTGTAACTTCTCCTTTGTACGGCCAAGTCTGACGAGGGGGTAGTTTTCCAACCATGCTCCCATTGTCATACCACCGTTTGCCCTGTGCCATCTGGTTAACTGGATCACTGGTATCAAGGAAAGTAACTACAGTCGGTTTATATCCAAGTTCTGTTAATTCCAGATGACGAACCCATGTAACAGTACCATAGGCAACTATTATAATTTCATCAGACACATCACACATTCGTGCAGCAGCTCCATTTACAGAAATTGTAAAGGATCTAGGATCTGGAATTGCATATGTTGTAAACCTATTACCATTTGTAATGTTGTATATTTCAATTTGCTGATATGGTAATATATTCGCCTTCTCTAATATATCATTCGAAATTCCACAGGATCCCTCATAATTAATGTCGCATTCTGTGACTATTGCACCATGTATTTTTGATTTTAATATTTTTATTTCCATATCACACCCCTAACAAATCAAACGCTGGGCCATCTCTTCTTGAAACAAATGATTCCATACAAGTTAACACAGACTCACTAAAATTCTTATGAGCCTCGCTTAATCCCCTCTGACCAAATTCACGCTTTAATTTATACCATAGATCTTTTGGGGTAAGTTCTTCCATAGTATGAAGTTCTTTATTGAATGTGGTAGAATAGTTGGATGTAATTGTTTTGAATTTAACCAAATCAGAATATAATTCATAATATTCTGCACGCCGAGGATCAAATTTAAATAATCCTGGCATATTGTTACCCGATACATCAACGACACATTTGGAGAATGATCTCGGATCGATCGAATAATCTACGAGATCTTGCTCATTCTCGAATAATCCGAATACACCTTCTTCATACCTATCTTTGGATTCGGAGCATCCGACCAAAAATAAGACGGATAATAATAACATAAATTTTTTCATATCAAGTCTCTCATTTATTTAATATAGTTCTATATAATATATATAAAGCTGCAATAATCATAATAGGAAGCAATAGTATATAACTAATTGCTTCTAGAAATGTTACTTCTGATGCAAATAAAACCAAAACCTCGAGGTTAGTTTTATCTGGCATTATCCTCATTGCTGAATATAATATCCAAGAACCCACCAAGCAATGAAAGGTAATGTGATTATCATGTTCGATAGGAATGTGGATTTATTGAGCTTTAAAATATATAACTTTTGTTTCTTCATAGTAAATGTCTAATTTCATCTCTCTCTGATATCAATTCCATCTCTGTCAATCTTAGCATGGACCCTGAATATTCGTCAATCTCGAGATCATCAACAACAAAGAGTTTACCTCTCGCGTGATAAACAGGAAATGAAAATATTAAATCCGATTCAATACTATATTGCCCGGATGATAATACTGCCATTGATTCCCAGAGTTGTGAGCCTCCTCTTCCAGACCAAATTTTCATTTGTTGAATTGCAGCATTAGCGGCAGAGGCGGCAGACGACACGCCAAGCCATTCAATGACAGAAGCACCTCTATTTTGTACAGAAGGTATATAATCTTTAACATACCAATCATTCTCAATAACATCCATCGCCTTAAATCCTTTAACTTGTGCATGATTTAAATCCGGATATAATGTTGGAGAATGATTACCCCATATAATGAGGTCATTAATTGTATCGTGAGGAGCTCCACAATATTTGGATACAATAGCCTTAGCACGATTAACATCGAGTTGCATCATTCCACTAAAATTGGTTGAATTTAATCCGACCGCATTGGATAAGGCTACAAGGGTATTGGTATTGCTTGGATTACCTGCAATTAATACCTTAACATCTTTTGATGCGACCTTACCAAGAATACGCCCATGGGAAGCAAATATCTTTGCATTATCTTGTAGGAGGTCAGATCGTTCCATTCCCTTTAGTCTGGGTTTAGCTCCCATCATAAACACATATTCAGCATCTCCAAATGCAACTTCCGGATCGTCGGTGATAACCACATCACCCAATGTTGGAAAATTACAATCATCAAGTTCCATTTGTATACCGTGTAAGGTTTTCATTGCCGATGGAACTTCTAGGAGTTTAAGATTAACCTTTACATCCTCACCAAACAAATCCCCATTTGCCAAACGGAATACTAAAGCATACCCAATTCTACCAGCAGCACCGGTGATTGATATGTTAACCGATTTACTCATAATATTCCACCAAGTCCAATGATTCTGCAACATTTAAATTAGTTATTTTACCACCATGCACATAAACCCCCTTTTTAAAATTTGAATCTAATTTATCAATACCAGTACTAGCTAACCTTGTTATATATGGTAATGTCGATTCGGTTAATATATCTGTAGCAGATCTTGGATATGTACCAGGCATATTAGATACACAATAATGAATGACCCCATGTTTAGAATAAATTGGGTGTTTGTGAGTTCTCATACGTGAAGTTTCTATACATCCACCTTGATCTATAGAAACGTCAACAATAACCGACCCATTCCTCATGGATTTTACCATATCTTCTGTAACAACAACAGGGGCTTTCATTCCCGGTATTGAAACTGCACCAACAACCAAATCTGCATCTTTAATATAATGCTCCAGATTTTCTTTATTTGATTTTCTATATATTACATCACTTCCATCACCGAAATATTTTTGACATTCGACATCGAGACCAAGAAGCACAACATTAGAACCCATACCCGAAGCCATTTTGGCAGCATGTCTTCCAACAACCCCATCTCCCACAACAACTACATTACCAGAAGTATTACCGTTAATATCTCCAAGTTGTACACCCGAACCTCTGAGATCCCCTGCATATTGAAGATAATAAGAACCAATGGTAATAGCCATATTACCAGCAATTGCTGACATTGGCGATAGGAGAGGAAGATTTCCATGTTCATCCGCAACAGACTCATATGCTATGGCGGTGGTATTGGTGCTCAATAATTTGAGTGTGAGATTTTTATCCACACCAGCGAGATGAAGATAAGTAAATAATATTTGACCATTAAAATATTTGTATTCTTCCTCGAGAGGTTCTTTAACCTTAACCACAAGATCCGAATCCCATGCATAAAAGTCATGACATATAGTCGCACCGGCAGCTATATAATCATCATCCGAATAACCAGAACCAACCCCAGCTTCAAATGTTACGCATACCGAATGACCCGCATTAACTAATGCCCGAACCCCATCAGGAGTTATTGCTACTCTATTTTCATTGTCTTTTATTTCTTTAATTAAACCGATTTTCATTTTACACCTCGTTAAGCTCAACCATAAAATCGTAATACAATACATATTCAGAAGAATATGCATACTCTTCATCGAGGTCTCTGTAATTTATATATTGATATACATGAACCATCTCATGTATTATGGTAGAAATTATCCCGTTCCTGTGCATATCATTATCAATATAGATGTCATAGTAACCTCTATTAGAAGGATCACATATTGTATATCCTCGAAGTGGTCCTTCTGCTACGTCAGATTTATTAGACAGATCGTCAATAAAAAAACATATATCTATCTCATCTGGTATTCCTAATCGTTCACATACCCAAGGGGTTATAGATTCAAATGTGGATTTATTAAATGCATCAACTGTATCATCATATATTATCATGCTTTCCCCCCTATCATTTTGTATAAGGATTTATATTATCATATTTTTTAATTACTTTTCTTGCAGAGTCTCCATCCTCCCATCCAATAACATTAACCCATTTATCACGATCTAGATCTTTATAATGTTCAAAAAAATGTCTAATGCATGACAATAATCTTCTCGGAATATCTTCAAGATCATTATAATCAGCATAATAATCCCCAATTGGTACAGTTAATATTTTATGATCCTCACCCTCCTCATCAACCATTCTGAGAACGCCTATCACCCTACATCTAGCAACACATCCAGCTAAGAGGGGATACGGACTCAAAACCAATACATCTAATGGATCACCATCTGGTGCTAATGTATCTGGCATAAATCCATAATTAGCGGGGTAATACATTGCAGTATCAAGAAATCTATCTAAATAAATATCCCCAGTTTCCTGATCGACCTCATATTTAACGGGGTCTGATGCCATAGGTATTTCAATTTTAACCTTTATTATTTTTTCCATTATTAACAACCCTCACTATAATTTCGTTACCGTCTTTATCGACTTTGAAATCAATGATATTTGATTCGTGGAGATTATCTAAACAATAATTAACCCCGAACTCTAATCCTGCCTTGGCTCCTGCAGAATAAGAAAATTTTACCGCTAAAGCAATAACAATTCCATATGCAACATATTCTATCAACTTATACTCTCCTACTAAAGTTACCAGTTTTTTTAAATTTTATTACTTCGTCGAACCTTTCTGCCATATGATTTTTATGGGATATGACAAATACATTTTCATTTTCTAACGTATAAAGGATTTTCATAAACTCTTCCGTACCATTATCATCAAGAGAAGAATCAAATATCTCATCTATTATCAGGAGATTAGTATTCCCTGAATTTTTCATTTTAGCAATCTTACGCCAAGTGAATAATAATGCAAGATCAATTCTTTGTTTTTCTCCCTCTGAGAAATTATCATAATTAAACTTATCTATGTATCTCGAAAAGATAGATTCATTGAATTCCTCATCTAATTCGAATCTTGCATGAAATTCCATACTAGATAGATAACTATTTATTGTTTTATTTATTAAGGGAACATACTTCTTAATAATGGAAGCCTTGACTCCCTCGTCCGAAAGAAGATTCTTCATTACAGCCATATATTCTTTATCCTGAATAGATACCTGTAATTTATCTTTTATTTTGGTGAGAGTGGAGTTTTTAGACTTTATGGATTCTTTTAATTCTGAGATTTCAGTATTTCCATTCTCATCAATTAATATATCCCTTTCAATCTCAGAGTTATTCGACATGAGGGATTGTATCATAGCATTATTTGTTTTGATGAGGGATTCATTGTGTATTACATCCATATCAATTGATATGATATTATCGAGTTTAGCTTGTGTCGTTTTTAATCTACATGATAATTCATTTAGGGCAGTAGAGATTTCATTCTTTAAATTACCCTGAGTTGTAAACATAAAATCTTTAAATGTTCTACTGATGTCCTGTTCACATTCCGGACAGGAATCATTATCAGAATAAAAATCTATAGATTTGTCTACAGACTTAAGTTTGTTTTTAAGCTGTCCATGAAGAACAGAGAGTTTTTTGTTATGCTTTTGTACATCCACAACATTCCCAATAGCTCCGTGAAGTTTAGAATTAATGGATTCAAGTCTCTCGATGTCATAGTTCAATTCCTCAATTTTAGAGTTATTATTCTCAATCCGTTTATTATTTTTATCATCATTAACCTTCGCACGTCTTTTTAATGATTTAAGAGAAAGAACGTTCATTTTAATCGTTTCATTTAGAAGATTAACCCCATTACTGAGTTCCTTGTGTTCCTCAAGAGTTTTACGAATGTTAATCTTGAGAAGTAAATTCATGAGACTGAATATTTTAATATCCAATAATTCTTCAACAACCTCCCTTCTTCTGGATGTTGATAGCCTCATAAACGGAACATAGGAACTTGATCCAAGAACAACAACCTGTGTAAATGCTTGATAGTTCATTTTAAGGATATTACGTTCGAGGAACTTTTGATAATCCCTAACCTTAGCATCTTGATTTATAAGAACAGAATCCTTGTAGATTTCAAACCTGTTAGGTTTTATGGCACGAATAATATTGTATTTTGAATTACCTACATCAAATCGAATATGTACTTCAAGATCCTTTTTATTAATTGAATTAACAAGATTATCTTTCCTAACGGATCGAAATGGCTTGCCATACAACCCAAACGTAAGAGCATCAATCAATGTAGATTTACCATGACCATTTTTACCAATGATCATAGTTCTATGATGAGCTTCGAAATCAATCTCTTGGAACTCATTACCCGTAGATAATAAATTTTTCCATTTTATTCGTTTAAATTTAATCATTCTATATTACTTGCCTCAACATATAATTCATGCATTCTATTCGAAAGATCGTCATTCTCAATACCACTTATTGAAATAGATTCTATGTACTTAGAAATCAGGGAAGAGGTATCATCGCTTGAATTGACTTCTTCAATTATTCCGGAATCTAGATCGTTTGATTCTATAATTTTAAGATCTATGACATTGATATCATTATATAGTCTCGAGAGGAATCTGTCAAATTTATATAGATCTTTTTTATTAATTACAACCAATTTAATTATCTTAGAGTCGTATTCAGATACGTCTACCGTCTCATAGTCAATTTTGGAATCATCGTAATATATCTTTTCAAGGATTGTATATGTATTGGGAATGAACTCCATTTCTAATGTTTCGGTGTCAAATACATGGAAACCTTTAGTCTCACCATAATCTGACCAATTAATCTGGTAAGGTGTACCCAAGTAATATATGGTAGAATTGTCTGATCTCTTATGGAAGTGACCGGAATACATAGCTTCAAATCCGGAAAATATGGAAGGATTTAAACCAGATCTAGCAATTATTTGGGAGTTTAAATAAAACCCATTAACCTCTAGATGTCCAAAACCAATTTTACACTTGGTCTGATCGATAATGTTTAAAGAAGATTTTGAATTCTGTGTATTAATCCACGGAACAAAAATCATATTCAGTCCACCGATATTAACCTCTTCAACTTCTGAATAAGATGTTACATTGGGATAAAGTTCTGTTAACAAATCTATTGAATTAATTGAATTAGTATTTTTAAAATAAGTTGAATGATTACCTACTATACAATGAAGTGCTATATCATTTTCACTTAATTTATCAAACCACATCTTCTTAGTAAGATTAAGTATATTATAATTAATATACTTCCTATGATCAAAGGTATCCCCAAGATCAATAACTGTTGATATATTATTTTCTTTTAAATAAGGGAAAAAGATATTGTCATAAAACTTTTTAAAATATTCTGAAAAATGTATACTATCATTTCTTGCACCGAAATGCTGATCAGTTATACAAGCAATTTTCATTGAAAGTAATCCTTTAGTATTTCATTATAATATTCTTGCAGTTCAGCATTAGTATTAGATACATCGATGTTAAAAAGCTGTGATATATCTGCTCTATGAATTATACCTTTTTTAACATCTCTCTGCTTATTTTCTTTTTGGATTCTACGAATGAAGGCATAATATATTATTTGAGTAAAATAAGAAAAGGGGTTACTTGATTTTTCCGGATTAAAATTATGTGCATATGCTATACAGTTTTCTATTCCATCTAGTATCATTTCATCTTTATAAGTATAGTTCCTAAAATTAGGTTTAGTTGCTAGATTCTTAGCTATCTTCATAAAACAGACTGCAGCCTTATTGGATATAGTAGGTCTTCTTTCTAGATCCTTATCTAGGTAATTCTGGTAGTTGATCCTATACTCAATCATTTCTTCTAGAAATTCTTTATTATCAACATAATGAACTGGCTTATCTTTAACTTTTGGCATTATATTTTCCTTTATCTTAATATTGTATTATAACCTATTTTTCATTAATTGTAAATACTAGTATTTTAAGGGCAGGTTACGATCCTACTGATCTTGTCCCTGTTGATTCAGGAATCCTTAATGGGCTCGTATTATCGCCCCGATCCGGTTACTCTATCACGTTTTGCTTGTACTGACTCAGTGAATGGATGCATCGAAACATGGGTTTCAATGGTAGCCTTTACAACCCGATAGCTTTCGACTCAGACGGTTGTTATAGTTTTGTGTACTTGTTTAGTATTATATCAAATTAGCTTTCAATTGTAAACTATAAATTGATAATCTCAGTTGAAACATCAAACTCAGCTTCATTATAAATGTTGTAACGAGCATAGAAATGGTTGAGCGTGTAGTTTTTCTTCTTTCCCTTCCTGATATCATCTGCTATATCGTATACATTACATTTATCTTTGGAATCATGAAGACGAAGACCTCTACCAATAGATTGAAGTACTCGTACTTGGGATTTAGTTGGGAATGCAAAGATGATATTATGGAGGTTCTTAATATTAATACCAGTTGAATATGTTTGATATGATGCTACAATAATGACATCATCATTAGCTTCTGTAACATCCCGGGTTTCCTCTCTTTCCTCAGCCTTAACCATACCAGAAATATATCTGACATTCTTTGTGGTTAATGATCTAATTTGTTTAGTTAATGGAATACCGTGTTTCTCGACGTACTGAAAGAGAACAAGCGTATTACCCTCAAGGGTTGTAGCAAGACGGGAAATGAACTGATTTCTTGCAGCATTAAGGACAAGATAATCACATTCCTCTTGATAAGTTTTAACCCGCATTGCTATCTTCTTATCCGAGACAGAATGATTTAGGATGAGAGAATTGATTTTAAGTTTTGATATTGTGCCAGAATCCATTAATTCTTTGGTGGAAACAACCTTCTTGGGGACATCAAATAATCCAGAGAGAACTAGTTTATTAGATTCTGTTCCATCAAGAGTTCCAGTTAATCCAAACCTGTACTTACAGTCCGGAAGTTTTTCCATAATGGACTTGAGCGATGCTGCTTTAGCAAGATGCGCTTCATCAACGAATATAACACCAAACTTCTCGAAGTAGGGTCTCTTTTCTTTATATACAGATTGCCATGTTGAAATATATATTCTCTGCTGAGAATCTTTATCTTTACCACCGGTTATCATATGACAATTTGTCTCTGAATTAAACCCGTAGTCTTCAAAATCTTTAAACATTTGTGATACAAGAGATATTGTAGGTACTAATAATAATATCTTTTCCTCTTGTTTGAGTAGATAATATCGGATCAGACAATAAATAATTAAGGATTTACCCGAGGCTGTAGGACTTACTAGGAGAGCTCTATTCTGCTTTATTGAGTGATGTATAGCTTCAGTTTGATAATCCCTTAACTCGAGGGGAATATTTAAATATTTGATGAATTCTTTGACATCCCCTTTATCTGTCCCATTAGATTCATCAAATATAGAGAATGTATATCCTCTGGTATCAGCAAACCTAACCACCTCAAATTTAAGACCGTAATATATAAGAGATGTCTTCATATTAAAGAGTCTTATTTTACCATCCCACGCTCTGGTCTTATATGCTGGCATGAACTTTGCACCAGGAACCTCGAAGGTGAAATGGTCTGACAATTCCTGTGCTATACCCTTATCAGTAGATATAGACACAAAGATGTCATTTTTCTTGGTAATTATTATATCAGATTTATTATTTGTTATGTAATCCACTAATTCCCCGCCTGAAACTTTTCCCACTCAATTATATTCCTAATGTGGAAAGACCTTGCCCCTATTTCTTTTAATTTTTTCTCGAGGTCTTTCTCCTGTATTTCAAGAGATATCATTTTTTTCTTAAGTTCTATGATATCTGAATCCCCCGAAATGTATAGGGAGACGTCTGATTTTAATATCTTTTCGGGGAGAGGGGATTTTAAATAAACGTCGGGATCAGCTTTACCGAGGAAATATTTCCATTTATCGAGATAAAGGATATCATATTCCATCCCATACCATTTAAGTTTAGCAAGAATCTCATTGTATTGATTCATGTACTTTGAGTATATTAAGGGTGTCTCCGCTGATTCTATAGTAAGTTTAGTTACATCAATTTTATCTAGGTCCATTGGAGCATTATACTACATTTCCAGTGAATTGTAAACTATTTTGCTCTCTCAAAATGGAATGAAGTATACTCAAAATCTACTGTAGCAACTGGAAATATTATGCCGGCATCTGTTGAAGTTAATTCAAGAGAGCTGAGGTTAATGGGAAACGAATCCTTGAATGTGTAAGTTCCGATCAATTTATGGGAAGAGTTGTGTATTAATATCTTTGAGTCAGATATTACATCCCCAATTTTTTCATATTCCGTATCTCTTATTCCCATTAACCAATCAGAAATTTCAGCATAATTTAATAAATCCTCATCAACAAGAAATGTTAATGATAACGGTGAAAATACTAATTTATCGCCGGGATGTTTCACATCGCTGAATCTAGTGATTTGAGGGGTAGCTTCCATTGATATAGATGGAATTGACATCTCAGTACAGGAGAATTCTACTCGGGGAAACGATTTATTTACAAATTTAAAATGTGAATTATTATAAGGGTTCATGGTAATACCAAATTAAGATAGAGAATAATATTTATATTCAAAGGAGATCAGCGCCAATTGCTTGAGATATATTGGTGTACCCATCACGTTCAAGAAGTTCCGTGAGCCCCATATTGATTTCTGCAGAAATTTGTGGACCATGAAAGATCATACCTGTGATAAGATGTATTAATGTTGCCCCATTTCGTATTTTATGATATGCATCCTCTGGTGTATCACAACCACCGATACCTATAACTATAAATTCATATTCAGAATCTTTAATATGTTGAGCACAAACTCTAATTATATGATTAGTCATAGGTCTAAGGATGTGACCGCTTAACCCACCTCTATCATCAGGCATGACTCGTTTTTCTACCTTACCTTTATGGAAAACATATGTTGTCTTATCATTATCAGGTAATAATTCACGTTTAGTTGTAAGATTACACGTTAATATACCATTGATACCATACTCAACCATAACATCAATCATTTCTCGAATCTCATCATCAGTATGATCTGGTCCGATTTTACAATATAAAGGTACATCCTCAAGACCCATTAATTCCCTGAGTGATCTTAGTTTCAATAATAAATCTGCTAGGTTATCCATATTGAAAAATGGATTAGATACCCCTAGATTTGGGCAAGATAGGTTTATAGTAGTATAATCACCGAATGGTGCAAGTCTCTTATATGAGGTTGTTAAATCTTCAATTGCCTCATCAGAACCAGAAATACCGTTTGTTGCGGATACTGATACGCCACATACACCATCAATAGATTTCCAATCCGATGCGATAGTATCCTGTACATGCTTTGAACCAGAGTTGTTCAGACCGTACCACACATTAATGGATTGAGATTTAACTGCTCTCCATAGGCGAACTGGTGGATTTCCGGGGTGAGCGTTTTTTGAAAATGATCCAAGCTCAATACCAGAAAATCCAAGATCCTTAATAACAGGGGGAAGTACCCCATATTTATCAAACCCAGCAGAAATTAGAAGTGGATTGCTGTAATCGACACCACCGACATTTTGAGATAATATAGGGTTATCATATCGATATAGGAATTTCAGCAGAGATTTCGAGCCAGGTACCTTCTGAAGCGATACCATAATATTTTTAACTACATCGTGCGCTGTCTCTGGGCAGAGCTTAAATAATATGGGTCTTAATAAAAATTTGTAAACATTCCTCTGTATCTTATATTTATTTCCACTTTTCATCTAGTCTATTTCCTGGGTTATGTTCTGATGGGAGTGCTTCGTATTTCTCTTTAGGTAGATGGTTAGCACCACAACCACCAGCTATATGATGATTAGCACCGCAACCGAATTCTCCCTTCTGCGTGTAAAATTGTGTTGATGTGGTTTTATCTATTTCTTTAACATCAAATAATTGTTCTGGTCTATCTGTCCACACTTGTGGGCTTACAAGTTCCATTATAGATGCTGCTGAAATATCAATATCCTCTAGGATATTGATACCTCCTAAAACCGACGCTAATGTACCTACTGTTAATAGTGCTTTATTTCGTTTTTTCATGATATTTATACTCCAAGTAAAATTATATTATAATACATTTTCGTATAGTTGTAAACTCAAATTTCAAATTTCCTTCGATTCGCGGGATCATCAACGAATAATGTATTGTGAATCCACAGGTTTATGTCAGAAAGCACATTTTTAGCCTGAAGATCGTGAAGAAGCATATGATATCCATTATCATATGTAATCTTTTTGAATGAGGATTTATCCTGTAGAGAATCGATCCATTTATTCATAGCATAAGGTGGAATAACCTCATCCTTTTCTCCGTATAGAAGAAGTGTATTGGTATTTAATTCTGGTGATGTAAGAAGAACATCATCCATTAAATTAACGAGACCCCAAGCGGTTGCGATTATCGTTTTTTTAATAATCATTGGGTCTTGTCGCATAGATCTAAGCATGGGAATATTATCCGATGGGGTAATTGTTCTCCCTGCAATGGAAGCTCCACCACCGATTTGTACCCACGGAATAGTATGTGCAGCAACCCAAAGAGTTATTCTCTGAAACCACGACATTACCGCTCTTCCACGTACCGCTGGAGCAACTAAAATTGCACCGTTGACCTTTAGATCGGTTGATGAAAGTGTTTTGAGAACTACTCCGCCGCCCATAGAGTTACCGAGCACGAATATTGGTACATCCTCTTCTTGAGATTTTAAGAGAGTAACCAATGAAAATAGATCATCGGCCATTATGGATCCACCATCCCAGTAACCTCGAGAATTTGTACCACCAAACCCCCTTTGATCATAGGCTATGGTTTTAATATCATATTTAGCAAGATATTTACCAAGTGTCCCAAACGAGGAAGAATAATCATTAAAGCCGTGAAGACATACGAGAATTGCTTTGGGTCTTGATGACTTAGGTACCCAAATTCTTAATGGGTGTTGATAACCGTCAGAAGCAATAAAAATACTATTCGTGAGAAATGCTGAATTTGTATTTTTATGTGCTTTTGGAATTGGATTTAAAACTCTAGAATAATTGTAAATAGCCGCCACCCCTATCATGAGTATTAATAATGCCGATAGGTAAATAATAAAATGTTTAACTATCGAAACCATAAAAAAAAAGGGGGCACAAAGACCCCCCTTTTCAAGTTATAGTATCTAAGATTAGATAGCTACGACTCTAGTTCTACGATAGTACGGGTTGGTGTTAACAGAAGATGCATGATGTGGATCAGAATCAGTACCAACAAATGGGTTATTAACCATACCATAACGAGTTTTAAATGCAATTTTAGGTTGGAATGTATTTTCCCCAACTGCTTTCATCATTTGTAATGGAACGTATGGGCAATAGAACATACCAGCATCATATTGTGATGAACCTTTATAACCAACTACAAAGTAATCAGAACCAGTTGCATATGGATCAACAAATACTTTGATAGTACCGTTTAAAGTACCAACAAAAGTGTTGCCAGTCGGATCAACTGTACCAGATAGGTTACCAGAAACTCCACCAAAATCTAGGCTACCGACCATAGCTAATGCAGATGCAAGGTTTGAAGAACAAATAATGAAATTACCTTTACCACGACGAGTGGCAATAGCGATTTTATTTGCTTCTTTTTCAATCCAGAACATCAATCCTTTGTATTTCTCAACAGACCAACGACCATCTAGATCATCAGACTGAAGTACACCAGGGGCAATAGCATCGACCGAACCTGGTACAGCATTTACATAAACTGTACGAACCATTTCACGGTTAATCTCTCCAAGAATTTCTTGAGATAAGATATTCGCTAATTCTGATTCAGCATCAAGACCATGAACAGCTTTAAGATCCTGTGCTAATTCCATTGTGTACTCTGCTTTTAGGGCACGAGTTTTAACGGATACAGAAGTTGATTCAATCGAGAATGACATTTCTGGAAAATGGTTACCAGTAGTACCATCACCAAGAGCTTCAGCAGATGGAGTAGACATACCTTCGCCAGTATTGGTGTAGTTTGTACTTGCATCTAATACTGGGTCTGCTATTGTTGGATCTACATAATCATTCAATACAGAAGGATCTGTACCGGTTGTAGCTTGACCACCTGCACCAGAAGCGAGATTTTGAGCAGCATTATTACCAGACCAAGAAGTATCAGGTTCACCATGAAGTGCTTCTGCACCAGTTTGATTTTCGTATCTGGATTTCATTGCGAAGATAAGACCAGTAGGACCAGTCATTGGCTGTACACCAGCAATATCATATGCAATTAAATTAGGCATTGCACGGCGAACTAAGCTAATTAAAACTGGATCCCATGTTCTAATGTTACCAGCAGTTGAGCTTGAAGAACCTATGTTGTTAGTTGGTGACGCTTCTTGAAGATTGTTTTCTTCGCGAAATGCTTTTTCTTGGTTTTCTAGAATGACTGTAGTGACTGCACGCTTGTAAGTATCTTTGATCTCAGGAAGATCAGCATGCTCAAGAACTGGCTGCCATTTTTCATTCAATTGTTCTGTTTGGAACATTGTGTTTCTCCTTATGGATTATTTATTTTTTGAAATTGCCGCCATATAAGCAGCCATATTATTACTCACTTCGGGTGATAGAGTTGAAGGAACAGTTTCCTCCAGATCAGACACCTTTTCATCTTTAGGGAAATATTTTTCCTTAATAATGATGAGTTTCTTTTCATATAGTTCACTTGATTCAAAATCTACGTTTTCAGCAAGTTCTTTAAATTTTTCTGTTTCTGTGACCGCAAGGTCTTCAGACAAACTTAAAAGAATTCGATCTTTCTTTGCTTCGTTAACTTGAGCGAAAAGAGCAACTTTTTCTTTTTCTACATCATTCAATGCAGAAGTTAGTTCTTCGATTTCGTCAAATTGACTTTCAACAATAGAAAGTTTTTCTTCTGGAATGTCGATAAAATTCTCAACGAATAAATCGCGCATACCATTTAAGAATTGTTCAGATATTTCAGAACGAATACCGTGTTCTAATGCAATTGCATTATCCTTCGCCCATTCTTCAACAACATAATTTAAGTATTGATCAACTTTGTCTGATAAAGTTTCTTCAATTTCTTGAGTAGCTTCATCTAACTTAGTCTGAAATTTTTCTTCTAGTAAAGTTTTTTCTGATGCTAATTTAGCACCAATTGCAGCTTCAAAGATTGTGGTAGCTTTAAGTTTGAAATCTTCAGAAAAATCTTCACCTTCAAGAAGAGCATCTACATCAGCAGACATATCAACTCTATCCTCTTTTACAGGTTTCTTTTTTTCTTCAACTTCAGATTCAATAATAATTCCCTCTTTAGGAACAAAGCGAATTTCTAAATTCAAAGTACCACTACTTGAACCATCTTTATGAGATAATTCTGTTCGCATTC